AAATCTGGGAGAAGCAATGAAGCATCTCGGACCTTTTTTCGCTAAAAACTGGCAAACAATCGGACTTATCGTGATGGTTTCCTTGTTCTTTCTGACAAAAAACGATTATGGAGCACTCAAAAAGTCCATGGACGTCATGAACGAGAGCTACAAAGAGCAATTAACGAATTTACAGGCTCTTCATGAAGAGGAAATCCAAAGAAGAGAGGAGGCAATCGCCAATTATAAGAAGGAACTCGCTGCTTTGACAGAAAGATATGAGAATTCTCTCGAGGATCTTGAAGAAGACAGGGAGGAAAGCGTACAGGAATACATTCGTGACTTTGAACTGCAGCCTTCAAAGCTGGCACGAGAGATTGAGGAGCAATTTGGGATAGAATATGTTGAATAAATTTGTTATTTTATCTTTGGTGACGGTATTTTTGAATACAGCGCATGCTGATGGAGGGAAATTTACTTTTGTGCAAGAAGGCGCCCCGGCGCCCTTTACTGGCACACTGTTTGACCCAGAGGCCACAGCTAAAATGCTCGCACAAAGTAAGTTTCTTAGAGATGAGTACAATTTGAAGCTAGCTTACGAGCTTTCTGCTCAAGAGTGGGTGTACAAATTGGAATTGGATCAAATGCAAATTACTTTAGATACGGAAAAGAGCAAATATGAATCAACTTTAAATTTGAAAGACAAAGAGATCGAACAACTTAACAAGGTTATCAGTAAAAAGCCTGGATCAAGCGCCGTAGCTTGGGGAATTGTGGGTGGATTGATCGCCGGAGTGGGAACAACGGCAGTAATAGCGAAAGCTGCGACCAAATGAAAAAAGATTTAAACGAAATTGCGAAATATGAGAATGCTATTTCCAAGAAATACGGGAAAGAAGCAACACAGCACCCAAAAAAAGATTGGGATGATGAGAAAGAGAAAGATTATCAGCAACAGATTCGAGAATTGCATAAAAAAGAAGTAAAGCAGAGAGAAAAAAACGAAAAAGTAGAAGTTGATGGCATTTTAATATCTAAAAAACTATTTAATAGAGACGAGAACCGAGTTTGTCCTGTTTGTTCTTCTTATTCTTTTGATTTGAAAGACAATGTTTACATGATAAAATTCGATTGTTGCTTTCGCTGCTACATTCAATGGATCGAGGGGCGCGAAGAAAGATGGAAATCTGGATGGCGACCAGACAAGAAGGATTAAAAAAATGAAACTTACAAAAAGAAATCTTAAAGAACTGATTCAAGAAGAGATTGACAATCTTGCCACGGAACTCCACGCCGAAGATTCTAGTCGAGAGGCTGTTGGTGCAGCTATAAAAGATTTGACCAAGGCTTTTAATGGGTTGTCTGACATCGTCATCCCGTTCGTACCCAACGAGGCCTTCGGATATGCCCCAGCATCACTCAAGAAAGCTAAAGGCTTACTAAAAAAAGCCAAAGTCTCACTCGAAGAAGCTCAAAACTCCGTCTTTAGCGCTCTGGACGAGCTAGATCCACCTGATCACCCAGAAGACCGAGAGTAGAAAATACTTAATTAAAGGAAAACAAATAAATGGCTACAACATTAGAAATTATTACAGGAATCAATCAAGCGGCTGCAAACGCCTATGATGGTTCTCACGACGAACGCTTTGTCCCAGACGGCGAAGCCAAGAAAGTCGGTCTAAGCCGAGAAGAGGGGTGTCCGATCATTGACAGCCGAGTATCTGATGGCTTTGGTGTCAAAATTGTGGGAGATATGCTCCAAATCAATTATGAATCAAACGTCTCGCTATCCTCTGTTTATATGGTTGGCTTCGAAGAAGAATGCGAACGCAAACTTCAACAGATTGCCGATTTCCTTAAAAAAGAATATAAAGTGATCACCGGTAAATCACTCTCTATCACCCCTCAAGGTGAGGCGCAATGTCTTGTTCAGAATACTTCACGAGTACGAACGTTTGTGACCGCACACAAAATGTACAAAATCGGCGGAATGAAGAAGGTAACAACTCTTGGCGAAGGAATTGTAGACCCTCTCGCTGTCAATTTTCACAAGTTTCTAAAAGAAGGCGGATTCGCCAAAGAGTAAAAAATGTCATACACACTCTCCAAGAAGGAAATAGTAGCTGAAATACTAAAGTGTGGAAAAGACCCGGTCTACTTCGTAAATAATTACGCAAGAATCTCTCACCCGATCAAAGGTCTCATTCCATTCAAGACCTATGACTATCAGTCAGACCTTCTGGTGGACTTCAACGATTACCGTTTCAATGTAATCCTCAAGGCCCGACAGTTGGGCATCTCTACGATCGCCGCTGCCTACATCGTTTGGCTAATGCTGTTCCACAGAGATAAGAACATCCTTGTTATGGCCACCAAATTCAAGACAGCAGCCAATCTTGTCAAGAAAGTTAAGGCCATTATGAAAAACGTTCCTGATTTTCTTCTCATCGCAAATATTTCAATCGACAACAGGGCCTCTTTCGAGCTTTCAAACGGCTCGCAGATACAGGCAGCCTCAACATCTGGAGACGCTGGACGTTCAGAAGCTCTTTCTCTGCTGGTCATTGACGAAGCCGCCCACGTTGAGAGTTTAGACGAGCTTTGGGCAGGCTTGTATCCTACAATATCAACCGGTGGCCGAGTTATCGCGCTTTCAACTCCAAACGGAGTTGGAAACTGGTTCCACAAGACATATAATGAGGCCGCAGAGGGCTCAAACGACTTTCACCCCATTATGTTAAATTGGGATGTCCACCCAGATAGAGATCAAGCGTGGTTTGACAAAGAAACAAGGAACATGTCTCGCCGAGAGATCGCTCAAGAGCTTGAATGTAACTTTAATACATCAGGTGAAAGCGTAATTCACCCAGATGACATCTCTTGGATAGAAAGTCTGGTTTGTGACCCAAAATACAGAACAAGTTTTGACAGAAATATGTGGATCTGGGAAGAATACGATCCAACATGCTCTTATCTTCTTGTCGCCGACGTCGCCAGGGGTGATGGGGCAGACTATTCTGTGTTCAATATCATAAAATTGGAAACAATGGAGGTTATAGCAGAGTATCAGGGAAAACCAAACTTGGATATGTATGCAAATGTCCTCCAACAAGCCGGAAAAGAGTATGGAAACTGCCTGTTGGTTGTGGAGAACGTTGGAATTGGAATATCCATACTGGAAAAGCTGATAGACTTGCAATATCCAAACATATATTACTCCATAAAAGGCACTCACGAATTTATAGACAGCCACCAAGCGGAATCAAACAGTTCATCGGTTGCAGGATTTACGACTTCCTTGAAAACAAGACCTTTAATTGTGGCAAAATTGGAAGAATTCATCAGAAACAAACTAATTAAGGTATATTCAGTTCGCTTTTCTAACGAATTACGAACTTTTATTTGGTATAACGGTAAGCCCCAGGCAATGAGGGGATACAACGATGACTTAATAATGTCATTGGCAATTGCTTGCTGGGTAAGGGACACAGCCCTGACAGTTAATAAGAGAGATGTAGAATACAAAAAGGCTTGCTTGAACTCTATGATCATGGTTAATACAAAAATCAACACAACAATTCCAGGAATGGAAGGATATAATAAAAAACAAGCTCTAGATGAAAAAATGTTTAGATCAAAAGAAGAATATTCAAAATATTCATGGTTACTAAAAGGATAAAGAATGGCCGAAAATACTAACAACCCAAATAATCCACAATCCGAGTTATTTCGGAGATTAACAAGATTATTCTCGGGCCCCATCACAAACTGGCGAACCCAGATGAATCGAAAGATTCGAAGAACCGCTCTGGATAAATATTCGTCAGATTTTAGATCAGCTTCTGGTCAGCAATTCAAGAAGGCGGAGTACAGCCCCTTTGACATCATGCATTCGAAGATCATGGCTCAACAAAATCGGGCAGAAAGATATATGGATTACGAGCAAATGGAATATATGCCAGAAATCGCTTCGTCGATGGACATTTATGCCGACGAAATGACGACTCACACAGCACTTACCCCCATGTTGGCAATTGAGTGCCCCAATGAGGAGATCAAAGCGATTCTTCAGTCTCTTTATACAAACGTTTTAAATCTCGAGCACAACCTTTTTGGATGGTGTCGCTCAATGTGTAAGTTCGGAGATTTTATTATTTATATGGACCTCGATGACAGGATGGGGGTCAAATCCGTCATCCCCCTTCCTCTCAAAGAGGTTGAAAGACTGGAAGGTGAAGACCCTTCAAACCCAAATTACGTCCAATATCAGTGGAACTCTGGAGGCATGACCTTTGAAAATTGGCAGATTGCTCATTTTAGAGTCCTCGGTAATGACAAATACGCACCATATGGCACCTCGGTTCTTGAATCCGCCCGCCGTATTTGGCGCCAACTCGTTCTTATGGAAGACGCCATGATGGCTTACCGAATTGTTCGCTCCGCAGAGAGACGCGTCTTCTACATTGACGTTGGAAACATCGCTCCCCAAGACGTTGAACAGTTTGTTCAGAAGACAATCACGTCTATGAAAAGAAATCAAGTCGTCAATGCCGATACAGGCCGAGTTGACTTGCGATATAACCCATTATCAGTTGAAGAAGACTATTTTATCCCGATACGAGGCGGAGAATCATCAAAAATAGACACACTCCCCGGAGGTCAGTTTACTGGTGACATCGACGACGTTAAATATCTTAGAGACAAGATGTTTTCAGCATTAAAAATCCCCGTCGCTTACCTGTCCAGTGACACCGAGGCAAGCGAAGACAAAACAACGCTATCGCAGAAAGACGTCCGATTTTCAAGAACAATTCAGAGGCTCCAACGCTCAGTTATCTCGGAACTCGAGAAAATCGGCATTGTTCACCTTTATACGCTCGGTTTCAGGGGCGATGACCTTGTCAGTTTCAGACTTAAACTGAATAACCCCTCAAAAGTGGCAGAAATACAAGAATTGGAGCACTGGAAAACAAAATTTGATATTGCATCAGGTGCCACAGAAAACTTTTTCAGCCGCAGGTGGATTGCTCAAAACCTTTTCAACCTCTCGGAAGAAGAATTTGTTAGAAATCAGAGAGAAATGTTTCATGACAGAAAATATGAAGCAGAACTCAACGCAGCAGCCGAGGCTGCAGGCGAGGAAGCTGCCGGAGGAATGGGGGATCTCGGTGGAGACCTTGGAGACGATCTTGGAGACCTTGGAGACCTTGGAGATGACCTTGGAGGAGACCTTGGAGACGACCTCGGTGGAGACCTCGGAGGAGACGAGGCCCCGGAGGAAGGTCCATTGCTCGCGGCCCCAGCGAAGCGAGACGACCGAGGCAGGAGACACACGAAGAAATCTTTAACTAAAAAAGCAAAGGGAAAGAGATATGTTTCAACCAAACGTCGTGGCGGAGATGGAAGAAATGGCAGAGAACACAACTATAAAGCCATGGCCATCCCAAAACCATATGAGACAACCCCAGGATTATCGAATCTAATGAGCCTATCTCGTGGGATTTACGAGAATGAGGAACCTATTTATAGTCAGGACGAGGCGTTGCTGTTTGAGGCAAAAGCATCAGTTAAGAGCTTAATTACAGAACTAGAAAATTCGGAGATTAAAATAGATGAAGATGAAACACAATAAAAAGCGTAATACTGCTTTTATTTTTGAAGCACTAATAAGAGAACTGACAAAATCTATTGTTGCCAAAGATAGTGGGAAGAAGAATCTCATTATAAAGCTGGTAAGAGAAAATTTTAAAGGATCCTCTGTTTTAGCCAAAGACCTGGAACTCTATAAAGCCATTTTAGATACGCACGAACTTGATAAACACACCGCTGAAAAGCTTGTTTTTGAAGCACGCATGCGAAAGAAAATTATTAACGAGAAAGAGCTTTTTAAAGAGCAGACAGAGGTAATTGACAAAATCAACAAACTGGTATCCCCAAATGTCTTTTCTAATTTTATTCCAAACTACCGCGATGTAGCAACTGTTTATCAAATCTTTGATTTTAGGACCAAAACGAAGCAAAGAGTTATGATGGAAAGACAAATCATTGAAAAAATGACATCTTCGAAGGAATCGTACGCGCAACCGGCCATTAAGCCAATTGACAACTTAACTTACAAAACTTTTGTTTCAAAGTTTAATGAGAAATACAGCGGAGCACTGTTATCAGAGCAAAAGAAGCTTCTTGGGCACTATATCGGCTCTTTTACAGATAATGGATTGGAGCTAAAAGTATATTTAAATGAAGAAATTTCCAGACTCAGGGAAAAACTCAATAATGCCATAAAACTCTCGGAGATCAAAGAAGATTCAGAGATGCTCGAGGGTGCCAAAAAAGTTATTCAAATTCTGGACGGATTTGCTGAAAAGCCAATCGATAATGACTTGGTTCAAGAAGTTTTGAAGATTCAAAACTTAGTAAAGGAAATTGAAAGCCCATGATTTCAGTACAGGTTTACAAACAAAAAGAGATAATTCAAATTGAATTAAAAGCCCGAAAATCTCTTGATGGAAACATCATGATTTTTGATCATCAAGAAATTGACATTGTTATTATGCCAGATAAAAGCAAAGTTGTAACATTTGCAAAGAATGACTTCTCAGAAACGATTTATGAGGTCCAAAATAGGCTCTTTAACTTTTTAAAAAGAAAGGGCATCGTAATTTATGACTCAATTCGCGGTGGAAATGTCTATGGGTCGCTTGAAGGGCGAATCGCTGAGTCAAAAGATGAGGATGTCAATGCTCTTGATTATACAATTTACAATATTTACAAATTCTTGAAAGAAGAGAAACCCCATTACGATTATATGGAAGATTACGAGGAAATGCTCGACGATTATTACACGGAACCGACGGAGCAAGACTCAACAGAGCTTGGCGAGGTCCCACAATCATCAGAAAAGGGCTCAATTCGCCCTGGCTATAACCATTCTCCATATTGGATGAGTTATATGCTTGAAGAAGAAAAGAAGGACTAGTGGATCTCCTTTATTTTATTTTAACAGCCTACGGATTAACTCAACTTATCTGTTATGGCAAGATTTTTGGCAAGATAAGGCCAGAAGGATATTTCTGGACCTGCCCTATGTGCATAGGATTTTGGGTTGGTGTCTTTTTGTGTGGCGTTAATCCTTTGACCGAACTATTTACTTATGAACTAACTCTCGTTAATTTTCTAATTTGCGGTTGGATAAGTTCAGGAACTTCGTATATACTAAACATAGTCTTCAGTGACTGTGGCATCAAAATAAACCATAAAAAGGGAGGTGATTAAATGCTTAAAAGATATATGCTTCAAGGAGTCCGTCGTTGTAAAAGCGGCTGTTGACTACTTAAAAAGGAATAAAAAATGAGTAAAGTTTTACTACGAGAATACTACGCCCTCTGTGAAGGGGGTGTTTGCCAAGATCTTTTGACCGAGGCAGAGAAAATAGATGTACAAAAAAACGGTGCCATGTATTTAACCGGGTTGATGCAGTGCGCTGCCAAACCAAACGGTAATATGAGGGTGTATCCAGAGGATATCTTGAAAAGAGAGGTGAATGTCTATCAGAAGCTTGTTAAAGAAAACCGAGCTTTGGGTGAACTGGATCATCCCGATGATTCAGTCATCAATTTGAAAAATGCTTCTCATATTGTTACCAACATTTGGATGGAAGGTCCAGAAGTCAAGGGCACCGTCAAAGTTCTAAACACTCCGTCTGGAAAGATATTGCGATCTTTGGTTGAAGGGGGATGCCAATTGGGAATATCATCCCGAGGCCTTGGATCTGTCAGAGAAATGTCAGACGGATGCGTGACCGTCGAAGATGATTTTCAGCTTATCTGCTTTGATTTCGTTTCAGAACCGAGCACGCCGAATGCATTTATGAACTTGCGAGAAGGCAAGAAATACGATGAACCAAACATTTTTACAAAAGCAGACAGGATTAATCGTGCTTTAAATAGCATCTTGGGAGATAAATAAGATGAGCAAGAAATATGCAAGCAACGACAAAGATCGGCTTCTTGTCGAAAACTTTAAGAAGTTTATGGAAGAGGGCGATTTTTCACCAGCTTTAAATGAAAATGATAGTAGTTCTGAACTTATACAAGCGCTCAGCAATTTTGAACAAAAATTAAACATCATTATAGCCGCCGAAAAAAGGATGCCCGATTTATGGAATTATAAGCCCCATCTGGGTGAGGCTGAAATCCTGCTAGCAGATGTCAATAAAGCCCTGGATCTCCTCGAATCACCCCCGCAAAGCAAAGATTCTTCAGAGGAAATTTCCGAAGGGGATCATCGCGACACCCACCGCGCCCTAACGGAAGGAAAAGGGGCTTATTTAGAAGATTATTTTTACGCGCCGCACGAAGACGAAGACGGAGAGTATCGCGACCATCGCGGCGCATGGAAAGATGATTCCCTCGAAGGAGTTAGGAAAGACCATGATTGGGTCAGGAAAATCGAAAAAGAACGAAAAGGCCTCAAGGCCCAGGACCTCGGAGCCATAGCAAAAGCCATAGCACGCCGACCCGACATTCCGGAGGAAGTGGTGAAATTTCTAGCTAGATTTTGGAAGACTTTTGGTAACGCAGACGCCCTCAGAAACATCAAAGGTGCTAGCGGCGCGGTTGATTTTTTGGGAAAGTATAGCAGAGAGTATAACTGGTTGAATAACGACTCTAGCATCAAAGGGTACGATATCTCTGGAATTATCCATCACAGCATCGCCGGCCCCACATCACGGTATATGGAGATGCTCATGAAGTGGATAAAAAGGCGCCAAAGTTATGTCCATTGCGTTATCAATCCTAAATCGTGCCCTTCATCCGGAGGCTCCGCATCAACCGGAGGAATGGACGATTCCCCATATGGCCATCGCGGCATGGGCGAGCAAATTTTAAAGAGAAGTAAATGAAAAAGAACGAACTACAAAAAATTTTAAAGCCCCTCATCAAAGAATGCATCAAAGAAGTCATTTTTGAAGAGGGGGTTCTATCTGGACTCATCTCCGAGGTTGTCCAAGGATTGGGGTCTCAACAAAGAATTGTTGAAGCAAAACAGCCAGAGCCAGAGCCTGATTTTTCAAGAAGTCAGCGCGTTGAGCTTCAAGAAAATGCTCGACAGGCGATGGAAGAAAAGAAAAGAAAATTAGAAGAATCACTGGGCGGTGGCTTCAAGGGGGTCTTCGATAATGTTGAGCCAATTTCAAAAGCAGGCACTCCGGGCGCACCCACATCACAAAGCCCACTCTCCAGCTATGCTCCCGGAGACGCAGGAGTCGACATCAGCGGATTAATGGCGATTGGTGGTGGAAAGAACTGGAAAAACATGATTTAGTTTATCTTCCGGACTATTTATACAGGAGGAGTGAAACTTGTCAAGATTTAGGCCGAGCAGAAACTATATAACCGGCGAGTTCGTCATAACTGGTGGACCGGTGGATATTACCGGTGACCTGGTCGTATCTGGATCTATCACTGCCAATCAATATAACGTCAATGTTATCAATACAAATGTTAGCCACATTTACGCCGATGGATCCACTAAATTTGGCGACACTCCAGATGATACCCACGTTTTCACAGGCTCCATGTTCGTCGTTGGGACCCTCTCGGCTAGCTCAATCATCGGCGGAGGGGCAACTACTCCCGGCGCACCGGCAACATCAGTCCAATATAATGACGGAGGCGCCTTTGCCGGAGACGCAGACTTTGTTTGGGACAATACAACAAACTCCCTGACTGTAACGGGAGACATAACTGCCTCCTCAAACATTTCCGGAGCATTCTTCTATGGTGATGGAGCAGGGCTAACAGGAATTACAGCGACGGCAGCACCTGCCGGCTCAAACACTGAAGTTCAATTCAACGCAGACGGAGTAACAGCCGCAGACGCCGACTTCACTTGGCTTACGGGGAGCAACACCCTTGCAGTGACTGGCGACATCAGCGGTTCAGGGAACGTTTCAGGATCATTCTTTTATGGCGATGGCTCCAATTTAACAAATACGCCAGCAGGCTCTCCAGCCGGCCTAAATACTCAAATACAATTTAACGCAGACTCATCTTTCGGGTCAGACGCAGACTTTACATGGGCCAGTGGAAGCAACACTTTGACTGTAATTGGCGACATCAGCGCCTCAGTCAACATATCAGGAAGCGCTTTTTATGGCAATGGAGCAAATTTAACAGACCTAAATGCCTCCAATGTTTCGGCAGGAACTTTAGATAATTCACACCTCCCCGCGACTATCAGCGTCACAAATGTAACAGCAAGCGCTCTCGTATCATCGAGTTTCTTTTATGGCGATGGCTCAAACTTAATAAACCTCCCAGTAGACTCCCCAGCAGGTTCAAATACTCAAATACAGTTTAACGCAGATGGAGCCTTTGGAGCCGACACGGACCTTGTTTGGGCCTCTGGAAGCAATGTTCTAAGTGTCACTGGAATTATCTCGGCTTCTGCCGTGGCAATTTCCTCTTCAAACCCTGCCGAGACCCTCTTAAATATAAGCGGATATAATTTCCCGAACTTATTAAATGTAGATGCTTCAAGCAGCCTGGATGGCGGCGCCCGAGTGATGATCCGCAATTCGAATGATGATATCATTGATCCAAATACTGCCACAGGTCCTCGCGGAGTGCTACATTTAGAACAGGATTCAACTTCGTCTGTCGCAATTAATTCCAATGGTATTTCTCTTTGGACCGACGCAGATGAAAATTATGAATCAACCATAAGGTTACATACTTGGAACCCGAGCCCCGGAAACGGATCGGCTCTTTATTTTTACACCAACGAGGGCGCCCTACCTAGTGGCTTCGTGGCCTCGGGCCAGACACTTGGCAGAATAAATTTCGGAGGCCAAGCAACAACACAGACAGAACTTGGGTATTTTTTCCAGGCACGAGCTTCTCAGACTTGGAACGGCTCATCCATAAACAGTTCTTATCTTCAATTTTATTCTGTACCACCGGCCCTGGGAGCAGGCTCGAACATTAAAGAGAGAATCCGATTTACGGGTGAAGGTCACATTATTATATTCCCGTATGAAGCTTCAAATAACGATGCTGATGTGCTGGCAAATAATTTTGATGCATCAACCGGCGCCCCAGCCTTACAGGTATACGGACCAACTCTTTTCGGAAGTTCGTCAGCAAACACTCACATATTCACAGGATCAGTAATTTTTGAGGGTGATTTGAGTGCCTCACTCAACATATCAGCCAGCGCCTTCTATGGCAACGGAGCAAACTTAACAGATCTAAACGCATCTAACATCTCAGCAGGAACACTAGATAATTCACACCTTCCAGCAACAATCAGTGTGACAAATGTAACAGCAAGCGCGCTTGTTTCGTCAAGCTTCTTTTACGGTGATGGCTCAAATCTAACAAACCTGCCTTCCGCAGCAATAACAACATATAATAGTGCTTCCGCAGGGCGAATAATAACCTCTGTCAACGCGACAACAGTCGAGGGCGAACCAAACTTAACATTCGATAATACGACTTTGGTGATAACGGGCGATGTCTCCGGTTCTGGGAACATTTCAGGCTCGGCGTTCTACGGTGATGGATCAAACTTGACAGGTTTGGCTCGTGATTTCGGTCCAAGCGCAACAGATCCAGTTGGTTCACCAAGTGCGGGTGATTTTTATTATAACACAGTACTTAATATGACAATGCATTATGATTCATCACGCGTAAAATGGCTTTCCGCAGAAACCGCAGAAATCCATTTCGGAAGAAACGGAAACACGGGTATCGGCGCCTATTATCGGGGTATAAACGGTAGATCGTATTCTGATGTGCAAGGAAGATACGCAGAACATAGCGGAACCATCGTTTCATTCTCTTACACGAGGGGCGACGTCGACGCAGCCGTTTTCAACGTAACTTCGGATGGAACAACAGTCTCATTCTTATCTTCTTCTGCCTTGAACGGTTTAGCATTAACTTTAGATGACGATTTTTCTGCGAATACGGTGCTTGGAGTCCGAAATCAATCAGCCGATGGAAATACAACAACAGATGTGCTCGGAGTAGCAAGAATGAAATGGAGAATATAAAATGGCAGTAACACTAATTGCTAAAAATCAAACCGCCGGAGCCCTGGCTTTAACACAGATTTCTGTTCCTGATAACGAAATTCCAGCAGGGGTCGGCGCGACAGTCACTTTGACAGATTTTGCGACAGTCAATGAGATCCAAGATGATGTAGAACTTATTGCTCACATTACCGCTGATGACGTCATTATTAACGACGGAACAACCGATCTAACTAAAGCCGAAAGTTTAGCGATTGTTCAGACAGTCGCAGGACCAACACCGGGAGGGGTGCCGGAAGATTTAGCCATTACGAGCCTCTCAGCGAGCAGTTTTGTTTCTGCCAGCGTATATTACGGTGACGGATCAAGCCTAACTGGTGTTTCTTCGACGCCCGCAGGCTCAAATACCCAAATCCAATTCAACGCAGATGGCGCTTTTGGCGCAGATCCACAATTCACATGGGCTTCTGGCAGCAACACTTTGACTGTCACAGGAGACATTTCTGGCTCCGGGGCCATCTCGGGCTCCTTCTTCTATGGCGACGGAGGAAGCCTAACAAACCTACCCTCGGCCGCGATATCAGTTTATAGCACTCCCGGAGATAACAGAGTTATTACATCAGTTTCCTCAACAGAAGTTAAGGGTGAAGCAAACCTTGCTTTCGACGGAACTACATTAACAATAACTGGTAGCGTTTCTGGTTCTGGGAACATATCTGGATCAGATTTCTATGGCGGAGGAGCAAACTTAACAGACCTGAATGCCTCTAACATATCAGCAGGAACATTAAATAACGCAAGACTACCCGCGACGATAAGTGTTACAAACGTAACTGCAAGTTCGTTGGTCTCTGCCAGTTTATTTTATGGAGACGGCTCAAACTTAACAAACCTGCCATCAGCAGCAATTACAACATATAGTAGTGCATCCGCCGGCCGAGTTATAACCTCTGTAGACGCAACAACCGTCGAGGGTGAAGCAAATCTAACATTTGACAATACAACCCTGGCTATAACTGGGGACGTAAGCGCCTCGGTTAACGTTTCAGGCTCAAACTTCTACGGCGGAGGGGCAAACCTAACAGATCTAAACGCTTCCAATATTTCAGCAGGAACTCTAGACAACGCAAGATTGCCAGCCACAATAAGCGTGACAAACGTTACCGCAAGTTCATTGGTTTCAGCAAGTTTATTTTACGGAGATGGTTCAAACTTAACAAACCTCCCAGCAGGCTCTCCCGCCGGAGTAGACACAGAAATTCAATTTAACGATGCCACCGCCTTCGGAGGCGACCCTCAATTTACATGGAACAAGACAAGCAACACTCTCACTGTAACCGGCGATATTAGCGCCTCTGTCAACGTATCCGGATCAGACTTCTACGGAGGGGGTGCAAATCTAACCGATCTAAATGCCTCAAATATTTCCGCAGGAACTCTGGATAACGCAAGACTTCCAGCTACAATTAGCGTGACAAACGTTACAGCAAGCACTCTCGTCTCCGCAAGTTCTTTTTACGGCGATGCTTCTAATTTAACAGGTCTTCCGGTTCAAAATTACAACACAGCCACAGACAATTTTATTATAACGGCCGTTAATTCAAACACGGTACAAGGCGAGGCCAATTTAACATTCGATGGCACAACGCTCACAGTAACTGGAGATGTCTCTGGTTCCGGAAATGTTTCAGGATCGGCATTCTATGGAGATGGCGCAAATTTAACAGCCCTAAACGCTTCAAACATATCAGCAGGCACACTGGCGAATGCTAGGCTCCCCGCTACAATTAGCGTGACAAACGTAACAGCAAGCACCCTCGTCTCCGCAAGTTCTTTTTATGGAGACGGCTTAAACTTAACTGGAATTGCAGCAGGTTCAGACACCCAAGTACAATATAAGGAAGCAGGAAAATTCGCATCAGACGCAGACTTTACTTGGGACAAACTAAACAACATTCTAACTCTCGGAGGAGTGAGTGGTTCAGGAAACATTTCTGGCTCTGATTTCTATGGAGGGGGAGCAAACTTAACAGACCTAAATGCATCCAATATCTCCGCCGGAACATTAAACAATGCGAGACTCCCTGCGACCATAAGTGTCACAAATGTCACGGCAAGTGCTCTTGTCTCAGCAAGTTTGTTTTACGGAGATGGTTCAAATTTAACTGGAATATCAGCATCTCCCGGTGGTTTAGATACGCAGATCCAGTTCAATGATGGCGGCGTTTTCAATGGAGACACGGAATTTACTTGGAATAAAACAAGTAACACTTTGACTGTAACTGGAGATATATCTGGCTCTGG